TTTTTTAAACTTCTGTGATATAAAGCAAACTTTAGATTTTAACAAAATGAATGTGAATTATCAAATTTTAATTTTTGTAATAATTGTTATTGTATTTTCAATAATTTTATATTTTTTATGGACTAAAATTTCAAATCAAAATAAAAAAATTGAAGAACTTTCAAATCTTTCACAAAGAATTGAAAATATTGAATTAATGTTTAGAACTCCTCCTCATGATGAATTAAATTCTGTTTTTGGATATAGAAAAAATCAAATTTCTCATAAAAATCGTTTTCAAAAAATCGATCATGAACAAGAACAACAAGAACAACAAGAACACGAAGAAAAAGATTGTGAAAATGGACTTTGTGATTTACGTCCTATGATTGTAGATAATTCGTTTTCAAAAGAAGATTAAATTATTTTTTAAATTTTTACATTTATGATCATTTTTTTAATTAAAAAGAAATGAAAAAATATAAAACTCTTGTTTTATCAGGAAATTCAACAAATGCTATTGTTATTTTAGGAACTCTTCAATATTTAATTGACAATTCTATTCTTGATGAAATTACAAATTATGTAGCTACATCTTCTGGAAGCTTAATTTCTTTATTACTTTTAGTTGGATATAGTCCTTTAGAAATTCTTATTCATTTATGTGCAACAAAAGTTTATGAAACTATTCCTCCTATAAATATGTCTAATATTTTACTTTCTGGAAAACCTGTTATGGAATTTACACCAATAAAAAAATGTATTGAAAAAATGATTATTGATAAAATTGGTTATGTTCCGACATTAAAAGATTTTTCAAAATATATCAAAGGAAAAAAAATAATTTTTACAGTTTACAATTTAACAGATCATAAAAGAGAATATATTTCTGAAAAAACTCATCCTGAAGTAACAATTAGTGAAGCTGTTCAAATGAGTTGTAATTTTCCAGTAATATTTAGTCCGTATTTATATCAAAATAAATTTTACATAGATGGTGGTCTTGCTGATAGTTTTCCAATTGAATATGCTTTAAATAATTTTTACGGTCCAGTTTTAGGAATTTATATAAAAAATCCTTTACCTCATTATAATCCTGAAAATACAACACCTTTAGTAACTTTAGATATGTTAAAAATTATGTTTAGTATTCATACAGAATCTGTTTTAGAAGATAAAGTTAATAGATGTTCTTCTAAATGTAATATAATTGAATTACAACAAAAATCTAATTTTTTCAATTTTGAAAGTAAAAGTCAAGATTTAATTACTCTTTTTGACAACGGATATGATAAAGGAAAATATATATGGGAACAAAAACAACATTAATTCAAAACAAAATTGTTTTGAATTAATTATATCAACTATTAATTTTCAATTTTTTCATGAATTAAAATTTTCAAACAACCAATTGAGCTTTCGCAAATAAAACAAAGAGGTTTGTTTTCTTCATAAAAAATCTTAATAGGAGAATTTGTAAATGTATGAATTTTTGAAATTCTACTAAATTGTTCTGAAGAAAATGATCTGTACATTAAAACATTATCTAATTTATTTTCAATTCCACATTTTAAGCTTTTAATAGATCTTCCTGTATCAAAAGAAAATTCTATTCGATTATTTTTTTTAGTCAAACTTAGAAGACAAGGTATAAAAGAACGACAAAGTTGATTAAAATTATCACCTAAAAGTTCAATACAAGAAGTTTCAAAAGTTGGAAATATTGCTGGTGTAATTACTTGAATATCTTGTATAGATACACGTAATGATTGAGAAACATCTTGATTAGTTTTTTCAAAATTAAAAAAAAACGGTTCATTCATAGACATTGTAATTACATCTTTATTTTTAACACTCTTAAAAAACTCTTTGTTAATATGACTTCCAAGACCAATATAAATTGGTTCACCTTCAAATATATATTCATGAAATAATTCTGCAGGAAGAAAAATATTCATTAGTAAATTTTGATTAGTCATTTCTTCTAAAAACATTCCTTTTTTGTCAATTTTCCAATTTGCCACTGTCATATTTGAAAAAATAACTTCAAACAGTGTTTTAAGTTTTCCTGAATATTTTGTAACAGCTTTAAAAATTTGTGTTTTATTTTTAAAATTTTCAGAATTCATTTTTTGAAAGAATTCTTAATGATAAATTGAAATATTTTGTACACGAAAAATCAAAGAAAAAACTTAAAAATGAAACTAATTTTAAATAATTTTAGAAAATTTATTGATAAAGAATTTATATTTGAAAAATCTCAAACTTTAATTTTTGGAAAATCAGGACAAGGAAAAAGTACAGTTTTTATGGCAATAATTTTTGCATTGACTGGTGAAGGAAAAAAATTAATTTCATTTGGAAAAACTTCATGTTCTGTTATACTTGATATAAATTCTCCTACAAATGAAAATGTTGTCATTACAAGAACAAAACGTCCAAATAGATTGATTGTTATACAAAATAAAATACAAAAAGAAGATTTAGAAGCTCAAGTATTTTTAGACAATTTGTTTTTTCAATATCAAACAGGATATATTTCTCAACGTTTAGATAAAAATTTTTTATTAATGTCGTCTTCGGATAAAATTTCATTTGTAGAAAAAGCAGCATTTGGAACATTTGAAAATCCAGATTTAATTGTTAAAAACTGTAAAGAACTTGTTAAAAAAAGAAAAAATGAATTAACAAGTGTTCATTTAACAAAAGAAACTACGCAAAATATACTTTCAGAATTAAAAATAGAAAAAATTTCTTTTTGTAATGCTCAAGATCTTGATGAAAATGAAATAGAAAAACAAATTATTTTAATTGAGAAATTATTACAAGATCGTAGAAAAAAATTTAATACATCTTCCGAATCTGAAAAAAGAAAACAAGAAATGAAAAATAGATTAGAAAAATTAAATCTATTAATTGAAGAATCTGATACAATTGATAATATAGATGAAAAAATTAAACAATTTTCTTTGGAAACTCTATCTTGGAATCAATATCAAAAAGCTAAATCAAATTTAAAAAAAATAAAAAAAACAACTTTTGATATTGAAAATGAAAAAGAAATTGAAGATATGAATCAAATAATTAAATATGCAACAAAAATAAATTTTGAAAATGAAAAATCTCTTGAAGAAATTAATAAAAAAATTTCACAATCTGCAACAAAATTAAAATGTCCTATTTGTGAATCATATATTGCATTATGGGGAGATACGCTTTCTATTATAGAAGATAATAATTTTTTTTCTCATGAAATTATTTCAATAAAAGAAGTTAAAAATCTTGAATTTCAAAAAAATAAATTATTACAATTGGTAGAAGAAAATAAAAAAAATTTTATTTTAATGAAAGGATTATGTGAAAAATATCAAAACATTTTTCAAATTGAAGAATTAAACTGTAAAGACATTGTTAAAAAAGCAAATGAAAAAGTTAAACAATTAAATGAATTAAAAATTAATTCAGAAAATTATAATTCTTTAAAAAAAAATTGTTCATCGTTAAAAACAAAAAAACCAGATTATGAAGATGATTTTGAATTAAAAATCAAAAATAAACGTTCAATTTTATTTGAAATAAAAGAAATTAAAAAATCTATAAAAAAAGAAAAAGAAATTGATTTAGAAAATTTAAAAAAAGAAATTGAAGATACAGAAAAAAAACTTGAAAACTTTATTTTTGAAAAAAATGTTGCCAAATCTTTCAAACATTGGAATAAAATTGATTTATTAACTCAAGAAGAAAATTTATTAGAAAAAAGTTATCCTAGAGCTGTAAAATTACAAGAAATTATTAAAACAGCAACAAAACAATCTGTCGAAGAAGTTATTGAAGAAATAAATTTAACTGCTCAAATTTATCTAGATAATTTTCTTGAAAATGTAGTTGCAGAACTTAAATTTGAAAATGAAAAATTAAACTGTAATATTATTCAAAATGGTAATAAAACAGATTTAAATAATTTAAGCGGAGGAGAATTTGCTCGTGTTGTTTTAGCTTTTAATATTGCTTTTGCAGATGTAAATAATGTAAAATTACTTTTAATTGATGAAATAACAGCTTCTCTTGATCAAGAAACAACAAATCAAGTTATGAATACAATTAAACAAAATTATAAAGGAATGGTAATTGTTATTGCTCATCAAACAACAACAGGAATTTTCGATGATGTTATTGATCTTTAAAATTGTATAAAAATATATAAAATTGTTAAAAATTTTCCAAAGATTTATTTTTGGAAAAATTGAAAAAAACATTAGTGTATAAACAATTAATATAAACTGAAAGAAATGTCAAATTTTCAAAAACGTTATCAAAATTTATCTTTTAATGAAAATAAAGATGAAGGATACAGGCTGATTAAAGAATTTTTTTCAAAAACTAAATTTGTTAAACATCAAATTGATCAATTTGATCATTTTGTTACAACTGAAATTAAAAATATTGTATCAAGAGAACCTCCAATTCGAACTAGTTGTAAAACTCTTGAAATAACATTTTTAAATATTGAAGTAGAGAAACCTACTTTTGTTAAAAAAGTAATAAAAAAAAATAAAACTACAGAAACAAAACTTCATGGTTCTTGTATTGAAATTGCTTCTGATGCAGGTTCTTTAGAATCTGGAGAAATGCCAAGTTATGAAACAGTTCCTCTATTTCCAAATGAAGCAAGAAAAAGAAATATTAATTATGATGGATTTATATATCTTGATGTTGAGTTAAAAAATCTTGCAAATGGAAAAATAACAATCAATAGAAAAATTCCTATTGGAAAACTTCCGATAATGTTACATTCTAAAATTTGTTGGTTAAATAGTGAAAATAGTGATATTTCAGAACAAGCTTCTAAAGAAGAATGTTTAAATGAATCTGGAGGTTACTTTGTAATTAAAGGAAAAGAAAGAGTTTTAGTTAGTCAGATGAGAAGAGCTTATAATCGTGTTTATGTCGAAAAAGAAGATTCAATGTTTGTTGCAGAAATTAGAAGCATGAATCGAAATGGAAGTTCTATATTAGTTCATCTTAGATACAATCCTTTGACATTTGAATTACTTTTTTCACTACCGTATATTAAAACAAAAACATTATTACCAGCAGGAATTGTTTTCAAAGCTTTAGGAATTGATGAAAAAACAATGTTATTTTTATGTAGAGTTCCTGAAAATGTAAAAAATATTTTAAAAATTCAATTTAATTTAATTGATACTCAAGAAGATGCTATTAAATTAATAGCAACTGATATGATTGCTTTTAAAGAAAAAGAAATGAAAAAATCTTTATATGTAAAAGATAAAACAGATGTTTTATTAAATGAAACAATTTTATCTTTACAAAATAATATTGAATATTTAGCTGAAAATACTTCTTCAAAAATAAAAACAAAAATTGAGAATGAAGAATCTTCAATTTCGTATGTAAAAGATGTATTGCAAAACGAACTTTTTTATCATGTAGGAGAATTAACATTTGAAAAATCTGCTAAACATTTAGGTTTTATGATTAAAAAAATTGTTTCAACAGCATTAAAAGAACGTGTTTTAGACGATAAAGACAATATTGCTAATAAAAGAATTGATGCAACTTCATCATTATTATCTTTTTTGTTTCAAATTGTTTTTAAACAGTTTTCAAAAACTGTTTTAAATCAAATTGATGGAAAAAAATCTCCAGATCCTATTTCTATTATGAAAGATTTAAAAAATATAACTAATGCTTTCAATCAAGCATTTATGACTGGAAGTTGGAATACTCAAAAAAGTCCTTCATCTTCATTTACAAGAATTGGTGTATCACAAGTTTTAAATAGACAAAATTATGGAGCAAAAATGTCTCATTTGAGAAGATTAATGTTGCCTATCGGAGGAAAAGGAAAGAATCCAAGTATTCGTCAATTACATCCTTCTCATTTTTCTTTTATCTGTCCTTATGAAACACCAGAAGGAGAAACTGTAGGTATTGTCTCAAATTTATCTTTATCAGCTTACATAAGTGTTGATGTAAATTCAGAATGTGTAAATTTAGAAATAAATAAATTTTCTGAATTTAAAACAACTCTTGATGGAAAATGTTTGATACTAATTAATGGAAATCTTATAGGTAGTTGTGATAATCCAAGAATATTTAAAAAAGAATTTAATTCTTTACGTTTACAGAAACAAAATTATCAAGATTTAGGAATGATTCATCTTTTTTATGAAAAAGAAATTCATATTGAAACAGATGAAGGAAGGTTTGTTAGACCTTTATTTGCAATTAATCAAAGAAATAAAATAGAATATAAAGAACTAGCAAATTCCTTAAAAAAAAATATTTCAGATCTTTCATGGGAAGAATGTGTTACTCATGGTTCAATAGTTTTTAGAGATGTTTGGGAACTAGAACAATCTGTTGTTGCTATGGTTGAAGATGATCTTGAAAAAAATAAATGTGATTATTTAGAAATATCTCCATCTTCAACAATGATGGCAATTATGGCTAGTGTAATTCCTTTAAGCAATCATTCACAATCTCCTCGTAATGCATATCAAGCATCTATGGGAAAACAAGCAATTGGAATTCCAACTTTAGCATATCATGAAAGATATGATACAACTTTACATGTTTTAGATTATCCTCAACAACCTATTACAAAAAATAACATGGTTAATGTTTTAAAATTTAATGAAATGAATCATGGAGCAGTTCCTATTGTAGCAATTATGACTTTTTCAGGATTTAATCAAGAAGATTCAATCATTTTAAATAAATCTTCAATTGATAGAGGATTATTTTATTCAACAACTTATAAAACAATTGTTGAAGAAGAGAAAAAAAAAATAAAAACAGATATTGAAACTATTTGTTTACCAAAATATCAATACAGAAATAGAAATTATGATTATAGTTATTTGAATAAAGATGGAATTGTTTGGCAATCAAATGTTTGGTTAAAAAAAGGAACAGTAGTTGTAGGAAAAATAACAAAAAAAATAATAAAAAATGAAGAAGGAAATCGTCAAACTGAAGTTTCAGATTCTAGTTTAATTATTAAAAATGGTGAAGAAGGATTTTTAGATAAAGTTTTAGTAACTATCAATGGCGAAGGAGCAAGAGTTATAAAAATTAGAGTAAGAATTCCTCGAAGACCAGAAATTGGTGATAAATTTGCAAGTTCTACTGCACAAAAAGGAACTTGTGGAATGATTTTTCCACAAGAAGATTTACCTTTTGATGAAAATGGAATTCATCCAGATTTAATTATTAATCCTCATGCAATTCCATCGAGAATGACAATTAATATGTTAATTGAAATGTATTTTAATAGAATTGGATGTGAACTTGGAATAAATATGGATGCAACACCTTTTAAACATAGAAATATTGAAGAAGAATTAGAATTTTGGGCTAAAAAAGCAGGAATAAGTCTTAAAGCTAGTGTTTTAATGGATGGAAGAACTGGTTCAAAAATGAAAGCTAAAATTTTTATGGCTCCTTGTTTGTATCAAAGATTAAAACATTTAGTAGCTGATAAAATTCACGCAAGAATGACAGGTCCTTTAGATACATTAACACATCAACCAGTGGCAGGAAGAGCTAAAAACGGAGCTCTTCGATTTGGAGAAATGGAAAAAGACGCTCTTTTAGCTCATGGAAGTACACGTATTTTGAAAGAAAATTTATTTGATAAAAGTGATGCTTTCCAAATTCCTGTTTGTATTGATTGTGGTAAGATTCCGGATAAAAGAATAATATGTGAAAAATGTGGTAGTTTATCAATAGAAAATAAAAATATGCCTTATGCTACAAAATTATTACTTCAAGAACTTTCTGGAATGGGTGTAAAATCTTTAATAAGTTAAATATTTTTATTTTTTTAAAGATTTCAAAACTTTTTTAGTTTTGAAATATATTTTATACATATTATGAGAAAGAATTTTTTTCTAAAAAATTAAAAGAAACTTATTTATTTTCAAAACAATTTTGTTTTGAAATATAAATTAATATTGATTTTTATTTAATTCAAACAAGTATTTTTTAAAATTATTTATGCTAAGTTTTATCCTAGACAAGATATATTTTTCATGGAATATTTTTTAGAATTGAGTATATAGAATAGACTTATATTTTCCAGATTTAAAAGTTGCTGTAGAATGTGATGAGTATTGTCATATTAATAGAGATCAACAATATGAACATGAAAGAGAACAGTTTATTAAAAACAAGCTCTTGTTTATTTGTTAGATATAACCCAGATTCTTCATGTTTTAATATTGGTAATGTTATATGTGAAATTAATAATGTATATATTAAATATGTAACTGATTGTTAAATGGCACCAGAGGTGCTAAAATCTTTTTCTATTCTATGATGAAAAAGGTTTTGTAAAAAAAATGAAATTTCTTATGATAGGTCATTGGAAATTATAAATAAATTCAGTAATGCAGTCATTAATTAAATTTGAGAATAATCATGTCTTTTTTGATTTCGAAACCAAACCTGGTCAACAGATAAAGATTATAGGTACATATGATGATCCATACTTTTGTGGAAAAGATGTTTGTGCTATTTTAGAATATAAAAGCGTAAAAGATGCTTTACAAGATCATGTAAAACCTAAACATAAAAAAAATCTTCAAACAATCATAGAAGAGTTAAAAGAAATAAACCCAAACACTATAATAGGAATGCCAAGTTCAAAACCATCTTATAACGAAGGTAAAGCAATATATTTGACTAAGGATGGACTTGTTGCAATGTTAACAAAAAGCAGAACACTAGCATCATACCGTGTTAGTCAAGTTATATCAGACAAACTAGGATTGAATTTGAAATATGTTTATAATGTTTCTAAGCAACAACAAACATTAGATATTATTAGAGCAGCTTTTAAAACACTTACATGTATTCCTGAATATAAAGTTGGTACATATAGAATAGACTTATATTTTCCAGATTTAAAAGTTGCTGTAGAATGTGATGAGTATTGTCATATTAATAGAGACCAACAATATGAACATGAAAGAGAACAGTTTATTAAAAACAAGCTCTGTTGTTTATTTGTTAGATATAACCCAGATTCTTCATGTTTTAATATTGGTAATGTTATATGCGAAATTAATAATGTATATATTAAATATGTAACTGATTGTTAAATGGCACCAGAGGTGCTAAAATCTTTTTCTATCCTATGATGAAAAAGGTTTTGTAAAAAAATGAAATTTTCTATAATTTGTTATAGAAAATTATAAATAAATTCAGTAATGCAGTCATTAATTAAATTTGAGAATAACTATGTCTTTTTTGATTTCGAAACCAAACCTAATCAACAGATAAAGATTATAGGATCGTATGATGATCCATACTTTTGTGGAAAAGATGTGTGTACTATTTTAGAACATAAAGATATTCAAAAAACACTTTTTAAATTGGATTCTTACTACAAAAAAGATCTTCAAACAATCATAAAGGAGGTGCAGGATCCGGAGTCATGCACCTCCATAATAGGAATGTCCAATTCAAAACCATCTTATAATGAAGGTAAAGCAATATACATAAACGAACCAGGCTTGTATGCTCTAATTATGAAAAGTAAAACATCTTTTGCGGAAACTTTTCAGAAATTCGTATATGAGCAAATACTTCCGTCAATTAGAAAAAAGGGAAGATTTCAACTTGAACAAACAATAGCTCTAAAAGACGATAAAATAGATGAGTTATCAGCTTTAGTCAGACAAATGAATGTGAAATTAGACGGACTAACAACTCGAAATGACGAGCTTTTGTCTCGAAACGACGAGCTTCTGGAAAATGTAGAAGACTTAAAAAGTACATCTACACAACAAACTAAACAATTAGAGACAGTACAAAGCAAACTCGGTATAGCAGTCGAAACAAGGGCTCCATTACCCAAATCTCTTTCAAAAACAGAACGGTTTCTTCTGTTAAAAAGAAGTCAAAAAACAAATGGATTACAACCAGAATATCAATACTATACAATTAGAGCTCAAGAAACAACAGCAAAACAGTCTCTAAAAACTCAAGGAACTATGTATAATATAGTTGTACTGTTAGATCTAAATTGCCATCCTAATTCCAGAACTTTATACATTAGAATAAAAGATGAATTAAGTAAGAAAAAAGTTGTGTGTAGTTACAACAATATATCTATTGAAGAGTCAGAAATAGATGAGGCTGCATTGATTGAATGTATGAGAAAAATAGATGGTCAAAAACGAAATGTTTAAAATTTATTATTTTTGAAAATGTTGATATTTCCCAAAAATCTATTTTTTGAGAAATTATATAATCGTAAATTAAATCTTGTTTTTAAATACCGACGTCGCTAGCATCTTCAGTGCCGCCGCTTTCAGAGGTAACGTGAATCTTAGTATTAATAATTGTTATAAATTATTAATATTAAATGTTTATGAAAAATTTCAAATAAAAAAATAAGATATGAAAAATGTATTTTTAATAAATAAAAAGTTATAAATTTTCTAAAGATTTATCTTTGGAAATATATTTTAAAAAATTGGAGTAAATTTCCAATTCAGTTTTAAAAAAAGATTATTACAAATTGTATCGTGAAAAATTTTTCTATCAACAGTTTTTAAAATTGGAAAATTTTCATTTTTACATTGATGATTATGTCTTCTTAACAATTGAAAAAGTAAATAATTTGAATTTAAAAAATTTTTTCTATCCAATTCTTCTTTTTTATCTTTTCCATAAATTTCATCATATAAAGAAATTAATTCTTTAAAATCTTCAATTAATTTTTCTTCTAAATATGAAATATCATCAACACGTTTATTTGTCAACATAAAATAAATAAGATTAGCATTTTCATAATGTTTTGTATGTTTTAAATCTTTTAAAAACATCATAATATGAGTCCTTGTTATTTGAGAATATCTTATTGGATCTGGACGTTTAACTGGTTCTTTTTGGAAAATAAGAAGACGATGTGCATTAAATTTTTTATCAAGATCATTTAAAACATTTTCTGGAATTTTACAATTTTGTTTTCCTTGATATTGTTTTATACAATCATTAAAATGAAGAACTCTGTTGTAAATAAATCTATTTACAACATTTACACGAATATAATCTTTATATGTTATTCCAGTTTCTGTTTTTTCTTCTTGAGCTGCACAATTTAAACATGTTTTATGATTATCAAACTCATCAATTTCAAATTCATCAACATTTGAATTATTACAATTAGTACATGAATATTTTAATTTAATTGTTGTTGGATTTTCAGGAATCTCAATATCATTCCATCCTTTAGATTCAATTAACTTTCTAATTATTGCTAAAAATTCAACAATCAAATCATTTTTTCTTTTTAAAACAGAGAAATTATCATTTTCTCTAGAAAGAGGACTGTTTATAATTGATACATATTCATTTATTATTTCATGTGTTTTTGTAAAAAACACAATCTTATCAGATTTTTGTTCTGAATCCATTTTTTCTTTCAATTGTAACAAATTTTCTTTTGTTTCTGGAAATAAATTTTGTTGTTTTAATGCATTATCAATTAGCATTCTTTTTTCTATTTTATTTTGATCTTCTTCAGTTAATTTGTTAAAAATGGTTGTGTTTAAAGATAATATATTTATTGTCATCCTTTGGTTTTTGATAAATATGCTTATCTTATTTTTCAGCAGATGTTGAAATGTTATTTTGACAAAATAAAATCTAAAATTTGAAAAAAAAAAATATTGAGATTGATCTTTTATAAAAACAAAATGTTATCTGTAACCGAGACATCTTCATTTTTCGTACAAAATCAAGCTTTGTTTGGAGCTTATCCAACACAAGATCAAATAGCCCAGTTAGAAAATTGGGGAGTTGATTTTATTGTAAATCTTACATCAAATGATGAAAAAAAAATTAAACCGTATTATTCTAATAATTCTAAAATAATTCGTTATTTTATTCCAGATAGACAAGTTCCAGATGATCTGATATCTTTCTGTTCTCTTGTTTTATTTCTTTCAGAACAGATAAAAAATAAAAAAAAAATTTATATTCATTGCAAAGGAGGTCATGGAAGAGCAAGTTTATTAGTTTGCGCTATTCTCTGTTTTATTAACAGAATTTCTTTAGAAAAAGCATTAGAAATAACTTCTATGTTTCATTCTCTAAGAATTGTCCATTCTTCAAAACCAAAAAAAAATGAATATTGGAAAAAAAAAGGATTTCCACAATTTTGCGAACAAAAACTTTTTTTGAAAACAATTTTTCAAGCATATAAAATTCCAAAAACATCTCCCTTTGAAATAAAAAATATATGGATGAATAAAAATTTTGATAATTATTTACTTGAAACTTATTTAGGTTCAATTGAAGGAACTAATTCACAATTATTAGAAGATTACAGAAATAATCTTATAAAAAAATATTTCCAACCAAATTGTTTAAGCTAAAGAAAATAATTAAATCTAAAAAAGAATGTTTATTAGTCCTTTAGAATTTAAAATTGAAAATGGAAATTTGGTTAAAGAAAACAGTCGAAATTTTTTTTCTTTTGTTTTCTTTTTCACAAACAACTGTCATTATTGTAATGATGTTAAACCCGCTTTTGTTAACCTTTCAGAAATTATAAAAGGTATATCTTTTGAAATGTGTAATGTTTTTGAAGCAGATAATAGATTAGTACATATTACACAAAATACTAATCATCCTATAACTTATGTCCCTTTTTTAATTCTTTTCGCAAAAGGAAATATTATCGCTCAATATTTTCCTAATGAAGAAAATCCTCAAAATAATTATAAAGATATGTCTGAATTTTTAAAAATTCAGACAGATTTATTTATTCAAAAATACAATTCCAAAGAACAACAACCACAACAAGAAACTACAACAACTTTTGGAATTCCTTATAACAGATCTGCAAAAAAAGTATGTAAATTATATGCAGATGCTTATTAAAAAATTATATTAAAAATTTTAAAAAATAAAAAAAAATTTCTTTTTTCTTAAAAAAAGAAATTTAACCAAAAATTTAAAAATTTTTTGTTATGTTAAAATCACCTTTAAATATATAATTAATTTTTTCATCTTGATGTAATTTAAAGTAAGATTCCAAATTTGTATCGATTTGTCCTTCATATAAAGTTATTTTATTTCCTAACTCTTTGAATAAAGATTCAAAAGATTTTCTAATATCTTCATCTTCAGAATCATCAAAAATAACAATTTTATCAACAGATTTTGATAAAATTGTTATTTCGTCTTTATTAAATCCTTTCATAATGACATATGTTAATGTTTTTTTATCGTTAAAAGTTATCATTTTCTCATATAAAATAAACTTTATCTTAAAATAATCAAGATAAAAAAAGTGTATTTAGTATTAATTTTAAGATTAAATGAATTATAATCGAGTTTTATAAACGAGTTATAGTTAACAAAAAAACAAAAAATGGATGAAGAATATTGTTATATTCAATCAGAAGAAAATAATATTGATCTTATTGATTTATTTGATGGTGTATATATAAAAGAAAAAAATTCTTGGAGGTTTAAAAAATCACAAGAAAAAATTGTTTTAAACTTTCTTTTTTGTTCATCTTCTGAAGATGAAGAAGATTTAAATTCTTTTTTGGATAATTCATCTGAAAAAAATAAATCTAAAAAAATTAAAAAAGATAGATTACATAGAGCTAATTCATTTAATGCTTCAGATAATACAAACGATTCAGATAGTAGTATTGAAGATTCTTTTTTAAGACAAAGAAAAATACAAAATTCTGATTTATTGAAATTAAAAAGAAAAATAAAAACGTTAAAATAATTTAAAAAACTTTTCAAAACTTTTTAGTTTTGAAAACAATTATAATTATTTTTTTTCTTTTCCCATTTCTTGACATATTTTTTCATATCTTTCTGTCAAATCTTGATCATTTTTATGAATAGCCCATTCTTGACCTAGATTTTTCATTGTTATTTCAGGTTTTTCTAAACGTTTTTCTCTGCAGAAAAAAAGATATTTTGATCTTAAATGTTTGCTTTCATCTTTTTCTTTGGGTAACATATTTTTCTTCTCTTCTCTATAACGTTTATTATCAGCTTCTGCAAGTTCAGAAATTGTCTTTTTAATTTCGAGATCTGGATAATTTTTAAATCTTTGCCATTTTTCTCCAAGTTTACACGTTACTTCATGTATATTTATAACAATTTTATCTTTTGATTCATTTTCATCTAGTTTTGAAATCTTTTCTTCCATCATCTCTGACTGAATTTGAGGACGAAATAGTTTACAGAAATAAATATATTCACTTTTTGGTCTTAGAGGAAAATTTTGTTTATTATTTTGTTTCATAGAATTTTTAAATTTATGTAAATTGTTTTTTGATTTCCATAATTCAACAATCGAAGGATCAGCATTTGCAGCATTTAAAAATGAAACGAAATATTTATGTGCATTGTAAAAATTAACATTCTCTTCTTTTACCATCTTATTTTCTTAACAATTTTATATGTTTAAATCGTCTTGAAGATGATGGTTATAACCATCTTAATTTAATAGCATTTTTACATAAAAAATAAATATTTTCTATGTAAAAAATATTTAAAAATATATAATAAAATTTATTATATATTTTATTATATATTTTTTTATATTTACAATTTTTTTTCAAGAATTTTATCTAAATTTTTTGTTGTATTCAAACAAAGATCTTCAATTTTATCATCTTCAATTTTTTCTGATAAAACAATTTTATATAAACAATCTAAAGAATTTAATATAATATTTTTTATTTTTTCATTTCTTTTTAAACTTTTAAAATGATATTTAATATTTTTTTTCCATTGATTATATGTTATTTGTTTTAAACAAAACAAAATTCGAAAATAATGTCTTATATCAGATTCTTGTTCGTTTAATAAAAAAATATCAAATAAAAATGATAAAAACATTCTTTGAAAACTAATTAAAAAAAGACTTTTATTAATTTCAATATTATTTGAAAAACCAAAAATTTTAGATATTTTTGGTAAATAAATTTTTTGGTCTTTTAATTCATTTTCACATTTTAAAAGAAAATATCCTTCATTTGGATTATCTAATTTTTCTCTTTCTACATTTCCATTTTTTCTTTTCCATTCGTAAAAATGAGGATTATGTTTTGTTTCTTCATCTTCTATTATTCTTTTTGTTTTCCAAGAAAAAGTTGTTTTGCACAAAACACAAAACATTTGATCACATCCACCTTCTTCTTTTTCAATTTCTGAATTACAATTTGGACAATTACTAATTTTTTTCTTAATCATTTTAATCTCATTTATTGATTCAGAATTACAAACATGAACCAAATTTTTTTCAATAATTTCAAAACATTCTTGACAATAAAAATTTTCACATTCTGAACAAAAAAAAGAATTATTTATAAATTTTAATTTTTCAACCGAATTACATTTTTTACATGTAAAAAATGAAAAAAATTTATTTTCATTATCATTTTTATTGTTGAAATTTTTCATAATTTCAAATATTTCTTCATGTGGTGTATTAAATATATTGGTATCATCAATAAAAAATTCATTTATCGAATTTTGAGTTTGAGAAATTAAAAATTCTTCTCTTTTAAATTTTTCTTCAAATTCTAATTTTAATAATTTTTTATACTTTGAAACAGGTAAGTAATATTTTAAAGAATTTAAAGATAAATAATTTTTACAAAATAAACAGCTAGGATTTAAAATATTATTTAATAAAAAAGTAAAAATACATTGTGTACATGCACTTTCAAAACATTTTTCACAAGAAAATTTTAGACGAATAACATTTGTATATTTTTTAATACAGATTTGACAATCCATTTTAAAAATACTTTCTTAAATTTTTTAATTATTTGAATTATTTGAATTATTTTTATAAAATTAATTAATTTTATAAAATTAATTATTTTTTATCAAAGATGAATGACCAGAAACTAGATTTATTTGAGAAAGTTCTTCAACTTTCTTTTATTGATAATTCAAAAAATAAAATTTTTGAAGAATGTCAACATGAAACAACATGTTGTGAAGATGGAATTAAAAAAGTTTGTTTAGAATGTGGACAACTTTTAGAAGAAAATTATATTATTACTACAAATTATTTTACAGGTTTAATAGGAATGAAAAACAGAAAAGTTGTTGATTCATCTATTTATTCTGAAATTCCTCATTTTATTGATCATGATATTAAAGAACTAGCAGTTGAAATTTATCGTACAGCAACAAAAAATAAAACTTTCAGAAATACATCAAAAAAATCAATTGTGATGGCATGTGTTCATCGAGCTTCTTCTTTATTAGGAGATTCAACAGCAATTTCATACTTTGATTTACTTCAAATGTTTAATTTAAAACAACATGAAGCAAATAAAGGTTTTACGATTCTTTCTAGTAATATTCCAAAAGAATCAGATTTTTTTCAAAAATTTAACCATGAACGTGAAGAATTAATTGGAATTAATTCTAAAATGAAATTGGTTGAAATAAATGCAAATCCACAACTTTTCAGACTTGTAGCAAATGTTTTTAATCTTTTAAAGCAAAAAAGTAATATTGTTAATTCATCACAATATAGTTCTGTAATTTGTGGATGTATTTATTTTTGGTCAATTTTTTTAGAAATGAATAAATCTGAAGATTTTTTTGCCACATCTTCGAAAGTTTCAAAAACAACACTTTTAAAAATTTATACTTCAATTTGTGATGTTGTTTTTAATTATGTTTTAAAAGAACTTTTTTCAAAATTATTAAAAAATTGTTGTCGTGTTCCAATAACAACTGGAAAAGGAGCTATAAAATTTCCAAATGATTTTAAAAAAAAATATAAAAATGTTGAACCTGAAGAAATGATTTTTGGTTTACAAGAAAAATGTTTTGTATTTCATCCTTTTGATCATGAAAAAATAGAAGCTGTTATATCAAACAATAAACTTCCATTAGAAAATGTTGGAGAAACATTAGAATGGAATTTAATTCTTTCCAAAGATTATTATACGACAAATTTTAAATTTCCTCTGATGGTTACTTTGATAAAAATAAATGATAAAAATATGTTTTTTGATTTTTCAAAATATGATTTGTTTAACAATACATCTGGTAAAAAAATTTTAAATGATGTTTTATTAAAAAATTTTGATAAATCAATTCAAATGAAAAACAATTGAATTTTGGTTTTTTTTAAGTATTAGAAAAATTAAAAATGGAATTAAATGATAATTATCAATCCAATGATGATGATGATGATGAATCTAATGAATGGTTAAAAAAAGTTTTCTGTTCTTTGAAAAAAATGTCTTTTGATGAAGATGAAGAATGGTTAAAATGTCAAATATTAGAAGATTTAGGAAACAATCCAACAGAAGAAGAAGCAAAAATGTATATTAAAAATATTATAAATGAAAAAAAATTAGGATTTGAACATTCAATTTTTTCTGATATGAATAAAAGACAAAAAGAACAAGATGATTACGTTTTAAATCCTTTTCAAGCAGAAGAAGGAGTTGTTCAATGTAAAAAATGTGAAAGTTTTAAAGTATACAGTGTTTCTGTTTTAACAAGAGCTGCAGATGAACCAATGACAACAGTTTCTTTCTGTACGATTTGTAAAAATAAATGGTCTCAAAATGGTTAAAAAACTTAACATTTTCCAAAGATGAAAATCTTTGGAAAGCTTATATTTTTATTTTTGAAAAATTGAGTTTAAATATTTAAGTTTACAAACAAATAATAAATTAAAAACAAAATGTTTGTCAAAAAAAGAAATGGAAAAACAGAAATTGTTTCATTCGATAAAATTACAAAAAGAATTACACATATGTGTAATTATCAACCAAAATTAAATGTAGATCCTTTAATTGTAGCTCATGAAACAATAAAAGGTTTATATAATGGTGTTTCAACACAAGAATTAGATATTTTAACATCTGAAATATCTGCATCTAAAGCAACAAAACATCC